GTTATCCGCGCCATGACCGATCTCGTGATACAGCCAGAAGCGGTACATCTCCGAATCGGTCAGTTGAGACAGGTCGCATTCGTAGCGGTCTTTTGCCTCGCGACGAACTCGGCCTGCGTCAATGTGGGTGCAAAGAAGGAGTGACGGAGCTTCGACGAGCGAGCCCGTAACCTCTTCGCACGTTGCATCGATGACGCTGGCGTCGAGGCCGGAGCGCAGGCCGATGATTTGTGCGGGCTGCTCGAACAGGCGCAGGACCATGCCGCGGGCTTTCGCTTCCTCAGCGAACTGACGGTATTCGGCGGGAGTAATGCGGAGGATTGCATCAGTGCGCGAACTCATGCTGCGTCCTCCTCGGGGTTGTTGGCCTGCGCCCAGCGATCCTGTTCTTCGGGCGACTTGAGTGCCAACGCCACGTCTTCACGAAGGTTCTGGCGGCCGGGTGCCGGTGCGCCGATGACTGCAAAGCTGACCAGCAATGCGCCGACTGCATCCAGGAAATCTGAGCGAGCGGGGACGGGTAGGGCATCAAATGCTTGGCGTAGGCCCGAGGGGAAGAGATAGCCTCGAGCTGCATCGGCCGCAGTGCAGAACGCCACGTGCCATTGTTCGGCAGATCGAAAGCCGTCAGCGCGGAAGGGAAATGCGAGCGTTGACGAAGTATTGACGGTCAACGAAGATTTTGTTACTGTGCGAGGATGAGAAATCCCCTCCGCGCCTTGCGGTCGGATATTTTTCTTGGACATAATGGCCTCCTCAGGCTGTCCAGGTACGAGGGCCGCAGCGCTAACTGCGGTACTTCTTGAAGCCCCGGCCTGCGCTAACAGGTGCGGGGCTTTGCTTTTCTGGCGGTGTATTTCCACCGTGCAGTCATTGAATCATGATTCAAGTTGCAGGTCAATCATAATTCAATCGTTTGGTTGATGGCGCATTAAAAATCCACTGAGAGGTGGCACGGATCTTAGTGGGCTGGTGTGGCGCAAGGAGCCATTAGCACCACCAAGATCTAGATGCGCTTTGACGTCGGGAGGCTCCAGTGGCGACCTTTGAGATCGCTCTACCCATGACTTTTCTCGGCCGGTTATGATTTGGACAGTCATGGAAACTTTGGAGTCGATCGGGTGTCTTACTTTAGCTATCCGGTGAAGGGGCATGTACCGCCCAGGCCGATACCAGCGCCGCAGCCGCCAGCCCCGCCACCGTCGCGATAGGAGGTACGTATGAGCGAAACGATCATAAAGACCAAGGATCAAGTTCTTGGAGAAATTCGGTACGCGCAGCGCCTCGCACAGCGGACGGCGAGGCTGTATCGGCGCATCCAGGCTATCTCAACCTTTCTGGCAATACTTGGTGGTGCCGGCGTAATGTCGGCTATGGCTACAAATTTTCCTGCTTGGGTTTCTATTGCGGGTGCGGTGCTGGCCGCCGTATTTGGCGCCATGGTGATTGTCATTCGACCTGCCGACAAGGCGGTGCCGAATGAAATGGACATCAAGAAGTACGATGAGCTTTTGACCAAAGCCCAGGAACTAACGGCGGCGCAAATCTTGCCTTTGCTGGCTGAGGCACGGAAAACGGATGCACCTGAAATTGAGTCGCTGCGGACCATTGCCTACAACGATGTCATGAGTGAGATAAACCGAGACGACCAAAAGATCGAGCCTAACGCCTATCAGGGAATGTTGGCTGTGATTGCCTGAACGTCTCTGCCTATTGAGAGCCGCCCCTTTTGTGGGCGGCTTTTTCATGCTTGATGCTGATTCGGGTGCGAGAGCAGCTTCTCATCCACTTCATGCATGAGGTCGTGGGGCATCACGAGCGTACCCACTGTCCCGCCTCATCATCCCGCAGACGGGCGCCCGTCCAAACGACCTGGCCCAGCACGCGAGCGGGGTGTCCGTTCTCCAGCGGGATGTCTTGATATGCCGGGTTGAATGAACGCGCAACCCACCGGCCCGTAAGTTTGTCTTTGGCGACCGTCTTCACGATCATTTTGCCGTCGTAGTTAATGGCATAGACGCCGCCGGCGGCCAAATCGCGAAGCGTGAGGTTCTCGTTCGGAACGACGAGCAGGGCGGCGCCGTCACGAATGACCGGCTCCATACTGTCGCCTTTGGCATACACCACACGTGCCTTCCCGTTGTCCGCGCCCACCGCCTTGAGGAACGAGCGGCGGAACTGGATCATGCCGGTCTGGTCTTCGCTGTGGTTCTCGATGCCATCGCCCGCGGCCAAGCGCACCTCGGCCAGCTCTGGCACTTCCTCGAATTCGTCATTTGCCGCGTGCGGCTCCCCCGGCCCGGCATTGGCGGTAACGCCCGCCTGTGTGCTGATTCGCAAGGGCGAGGCGGGGCGCGGCGCTGCTCGCTCCGCATCCCAGGGAGCGGGCGGGAGCCCCGGGATACGCATCGGAAATGGATCATCAGCGGCATCCATGTCCACCAACGCGCCAGGCTTGTGAGCACGCAGTCCCGTGGTTGCCGCTGGGGACGCGGTCGCCGTCTGCGGAGAAACCTTGATGTTGAGCTTGAGCTGCGCGACGGCCAGGGCAACGGCCACCCCCAGCGCGGTTAGCTGCTCCGGCGGCAGGGCGCGCACGTCTGCCTCTTCCACAAATGGAAGCGGCCAGGGATCTGGCGCGCGAACCGCTCCGGCGTCCATGTCGCCCTGACCAGTTGCGAGCCATCGGGGCGACACGCGGAGGAAGTGCGCGGCCTCTTCGTTATTGGCGGCGGTAAACGCTTTGGACTTGCCGTCCGCGACGCGGTTAACGCCCTGATAGCTCATACCCAACGCTTTGGCCAGCGTTGTCACATCGACATTGCGCTGGTTCATGGCGAGGAGGAGGCGGTCTGCGTAGGTCTGAATCATGATTCAAAGTGTCGCCTGTGACGGTTGAATTATGGTTGCACATCATACTGAATCATGATTCAATTTGGCCATGAAAAAAGCTCGTGCAATCGAAAAATTGGGCGGAACCATCCCTAAAGCCGCCGCCGCCCTTAGTATTTCTTACCAAGGCGTACGCCAATGGCCCGACGATTTGCCGCCCAAGATCGCCGATCGCGTCTTCGCCGCGTTCGTGCGACTTCATCCGAACGACTGGCAAAGCCTTTGGCCTGATCTAGCTCACTCCGAGTCGGAGGCTGCTCATGCTTGATGTGGCCGACAGCAACGCCGTCGATTGGGCCTCCATAGTGACGGGGCTAAAAAAATGCGGATGGTCGCAGCAGGCAGTGGCCGACGCCCTGGGTTGTTCTCAGGGCGCCATTTCACAGTTGAACACCGGCCGCCATGCTGACCCCACCTATTCTCTAGGCGTCAGGCTCCTCGCGCTGCATGAGCGTGTTGTGGCGAAGGATTTGGCGACGCGTCCCGAACGGCATCGCGGCGCGCGCTCTGCTGAATCGTCCCTCAAAGCGATTGCGACGCGCTTCGCCGGCTACACCCCGCAGTCGTTCGCCGGGTTCCCACGCGCGGATTCTCTGCTCTTTCACGTCCCAGGAGACACAGCGACACCGCCGGCGCCCGACGCGGTGTGGATCGGCTCGGGGGATGCGTGAACATGGCATACGCACAGCATCCCCTGTCCGCCGCCTTCCCGGCCATGACCGCCGTCGAATTCCAGGCGCTGAAGGACAGCATCGAGAACATCGGCATTCAGAACGCCATCACCCTGTACGAGGGGATGGTGATCGACGGCTGGCACCGCTACACCGCGAGCCA